AGAAGCAGGGGCAACATCGAGTGTAAGCAGTTCAGCATCGGGTTGCACTTTGGTTCTGACAACACCATCGTTGATATGTATCGTCATGCCCTTGCCACTGAATTCATTAGTTGAGTAAGCGTCTATGGCGGTTACAACATCGTTGACACCTGTATTTAAAAGATAAACAAATCCGTCTGCTACCCCGCCACCTATCTGAAGAATGGGTTTGGTTCCTGAAGCCGCTTCTACGTTGGTCATGCAGGAAAGATAGGGAGTCCTTACGTCATGGCTCCACGTTAAATTTTCAAGGTCTAAAACGAGATGTACGTTTGGTACTGTTCCTGTTGCGGTAACAAGTCCTATATTAATAGTGTTCTCGGCAGGATCGTATTCCAACCAATGATCATTATCGTAACCCCTTGCGATACACTCCGTTTCTCTTGGATTAAAGTAATTCTTTATGTCGCCTGTGATGTCTGTAACCCACACACCATTGCTCATAAAGATACCGTAATGGCTTAACCAGAACGCTATTTTAGTGATTACCTGATCGGTAGGTGTTCCGACTCTGGTTCCATCCACGACTGCGGCACACTTGGAATTAAGTATTCCGTAGTCTGTAGATATGACAACCTTTCCAAAGGTAAGAGGGGAATACCCTTCAAAGATGGTAACACATCCCCCACCTTTACCCTTTTCTTCCTGCCATACCATTAGGTCGTTATTGAATTGTTTGGCGCAGAGAACTTTATTCGTACGTCCATCCCCTGCTTCCAGAACACCATTACCGTCTGCTCCGTTTAAAACCTGTGGTCGATTCATAGCTGATACGAAAAGGAATTGGTCTTGAAACCCGTAAACCATCCTGTTCTTCCATGCACAGTTGCATTGACCCTTTCCGTAGATTGCCATGTCAAAATAAGGTTGATATGAAAGACTGATAATAACATCTGCACTAATCGTCTTATCCACTTCAAAGCAGTACCAGTAGGCATAGACACCTGAATTGAAGTGATGCTTAAAGGCTGTTTTTCGGGCGAAAGTTACCCACCCCGGCTTACTCATACCCAATGACCCATCAGATACCGTGCTTACTGTAGTGAAATCTGTACCATTATAATAATAAACTGCATCAATGGTGGTTGTCGCTGTTGAGTTTGGTTTTGAACCGGGGTCAACATAGAATCCATTTATTGGGTCTGCTGTGGCAAAATATACCCTACCAGCCGCCGTTAGTGAATCTATCTCAATGGCAACTGCACCAAATTTTTTATAAAGGGCAGTCGCATCAACAATAAACTGAGATTCTATTACTTCAACAGGTACTCCGTCCCACACATTATTAATCGCTTGCCAGTCTGATTCGTAGGTTAGGGAAGTGACTGAAACGGTAGAGTCCAATGCCCCTGAAGCTAGAGAAAGCTGATACCAGTAACCGCATTCGCCAAACATATAAGACGGGATCGAATCATCGGGGAGTACCCATGTCATTGTTGTTCCGCTTACAGCCAGAGTCTTTGTACTCGTTGCCACGTCTTTTGTGTTATCAACAAAAGTTGTAACCGGATCCCATGTATCGTCACTTCTTCGATGTTTTAATTGTGCCACTGCCGCTGTATCGTTGGTTGCTGAAATTAACCATGTGAATGTATCTGCCGGAACGGGTGTCATTATAAAGACACAATCGTAAGCTGCAAGGGTTGATAAAGAATTTAAAACTGCCGCCGTTGTAGTCAATCCGTCTGATACCTCATCAGAATAATCTTCACCCAGAAGAGGAATGGTCGGAATAGCAGCCGCACCCTTGTAAACGATAAGTCTCTTAACGTAACTTGCGGTTCCAGGGTAAATCTGATGTGAATCAACACCGTTTGCGAAGAAAAGAGTATCGTCAAGCACACTCCACGAAGCAGGAACGGAACTTGCGCTACCTGTAAAGACACTGCCCCCAAATGCTCCTGCTGTTACTCCCGGAGGATCTGTCGTAGCTTCCCATACATCATCATCTGCTCTTTGTTCGTAGAAGTGCCGTTCCGACTTAGACCCCTTTGAAAACTGGAACATCGAAAGAATTTTAGAAGCCGTAGCCGAGGTGTGGAGTTTTGCCATTCCACCACGTTGTTCCATGCCGGGGTGTCTCTGACGCATATTCTGAATCTTGGAATACCCGCCCACGGGAAGTAGAGTCGGCTCGTTACGGGTTATATTCCCACCTTGAAACGATGTTGTCGTTATGTCAGTCAGCTTTTTTATGCCGTCTGAATCAATTAACTCGTTTTGCATGGTGGTACGAGGAACCTTTATAACTGAATCTTGTGGTTCTGAATCAAGTATCTCACCTTGCATGGTGGTACGAGGGATATTTACAGTTGTTTTGTCCATATTATTTCTCAACCATTCTTACGTCTTTATCTGTAGAAATACTTCTACCATCAGGAATAAAGTCAATATCACTCTTTGTAAATGTGAGTTCATTTTCATACATTTTTAATATATAACTAGCTTGTTGTATGCGGTATTCCTTTTTAATCGCATTACCAAAAGCATATAAAACTATTAATGGTCTAAATTGTGCTGGAATTTGTGGAATGTCTGGATTTGCACTCATTTCAGATGAAGGATAGTCTGCCACGTAAATATTTAAAGGATATGTTGTGTCTGGTAATGGTTCGATTCCAATATTTGAACCACTTTCAAACCATTTCTGGGGTGCGGTTCCGGTTCCTGACCTTCTACCCGTTTGATTAGGAAGAATCAGTGGCAATCCCAAATTTGAATATTCAACATAGATTGGTCTATATCCAGTAGTTGAAACCGTTCTTGTTCCATTTGTAGTTGAACCAGAATCAATGTGTTGTAAGCAGAGTGCCTTGGTAGCGATGTCTCTTTCACCATCGTTTAAGAGTCTGTTAATTAAAGCATCTGACCAAAACGAAGCAGTAGCTTCATTGAGCAAGTCCCTTACTCTCGTTCTCATGTTTTGGAATGTGTATGGGTAAGAGTCTAAGGTAAGATCATTAATCGTTCCTGCCCATGCTACGTCACCACTTCCGTTACCAATACTACTCATTGCGTAAAGGTATCTGAAATCCTTTTTCTCGGTTAAGGTAACAACAAGGGTATCAACGAGATCCATATAATAAGAGTCGGTATAGATATAACAGTACAGGGTCCCGTAGGTTCCCGTATCCTCATCTCTTACTATTCTAATATAATATTTCGTTCCCGCTACCAGATTAGATGAACTATCTGCGGTACTGACGGTTGAATTTCTTTCCGTCAAGGTTAGTTTTGGGCCTGTGGCATCCCACATCAGGGCAAGTAAATCGGTATTTGCAGCGATAAGGTCGCCTATCTGGCTTACCGAATCGGCCATTCCCCAAACATAAACATCACCTGTGGAACCTGCTGTTGTCGTGAATGAAAGGGTATGTTCAAAGTCTCCGCTGAAATAACTTGCGGTAAAGTCTTCGGTAACAGACGCGTCTTCGTTGTCATCAAGTAATGCTATGGTTAATGTCGTTGCGGCTACGGTAACTCTTGAAGAGGTGTCTACTTCGTCATAACTTGTATATGCTTGTGCTGTACTCATGATTCACCTCCAATAACGACAATATCCGGTATCTTTAAATCATCCTGAATGTTGTTATATTTTGTAATTACACCCATCCTGATTTCTTGTAATGTTTTGATATAATCACTATAAATAATTGAAGCTCCTGAAAATTTCCTTGCTCTAATCAACCCTCTATAAACTGCATAATCCACAATAAGATGTTGAAATTCAGCAGGAATCTGAGGTTCATCGGTTGTTCCAGACAATAAAACAGTTGGTCCTATTGCAGTATAAACATCAAGATTGTATGTTGTGGTCCCAGGCTTGGGTTCTATTCCTATCTTATTTCCCCACTGGAACCAGTATTGGGGTGTTGAAACACTAATATCCAAACGCCCCAGTTGTAATGGATTTATTTTTATCAAACCAAGACGAGTTCCAGAACCAGGTTTATACTCAACGTGGAGTGGTTTTATACATGACACCGTAACTGTTCTGGTACTCGCTACTGTGGTTAGTGATTGAATACTTTCAAGACACAATCCCTTTATGGCGATGTCTCGTTCTCCATCATTAATCCACCGATCAATTTGATTGTCCGTATAAAACGAGGCAGTATCCTCATTTAATTGGTCACGAACTCTTAACCTAATATCTGCTAAATCAGGCCATGCCATAATATTCTCCTATATATATGATCCGAAGTCATAAAAGATGTCTTCCTGTGTTATGTCGCCATCGTTTGTTCCGCAGTAAGCCCTCACAGCTTCAACGAGCATTTCTTGAAAATCCCTGTAATCTGCGGGTGATGGTTTTACCGGATTTTGCGGTAAAGACTTCATCATGATTATTGTTTTGGGGGCGATCAGGT